TCTGATAGAGGTCAGCCGTAACGTTGACGGCAGATCATACGAATGGAAGCCAGACACGCTGAACAAAGTATATGATAGCATAGAATAACAGTAAAAATATAAACAGTGCATGAAAGCAGTGCAGTAATGTATCTGTAATAAGGAAGGTAAGGTGATGTGATTGATAAAATTGTAGTAGTAGGACGACTTATAAAGAGAATATATTGGAAAAGAGGTGAGCAGTATGGTAAATCGGTCAGTGGTAGATTCCAGTATTACTCTGGAGAACTTAAAAGATATTGAAGAATTAACTCCTGATATGGAAAAAACGATTTCTGAAAAAATGGAAATGTTTCTGGAAAAATCAGGCAGTCAGCCATATGCTCACATGAATGAAGGGTATGTAGTGGTTGTGCAGATGACCGGTGAGATGGATGCAACGGACGCTCTCAGTGATTATCTTAGAAAAAGAACGGAGCTGATATATTAATGTGTAAAAAGTATTGCAGGGATAGATATGTTATGTTAATGTGAAGTCAGGGAAAATGAACGTGATACATGGTTTCTGACTTCTGTTCAATGAATAAACAGGTTGGGAGCGATGTAAATGAAAAAAACACAAACAAATACGCCAGATATATATGATGCTGCGCTGTATCTCCGATTGTCCAAAGATGATATGGAAGAAGGAAGTACAAAAATGGAGAGCAACAGTATCGCAAATCAGAGAGAGTTGCTGCGGAGCTTTGTAAAAATCCAGCCGGATATTCAGATCTTTGATATATATGTGGACGATGGATACTCAGGCGGGAATTTTGACAGACCTGAGTTCAAACGAATGACAAAAGATATTGAAGCTGGAAAAGTAAACTGCGTGATCGTAAAAGACTTATCCAGATTCGGAAGAGAATATATAGAAGCCGGGCGATGGATCGAAAGAACCTACCCGGCTTTAAATGTGCGTTTTATTTCTGTTACAGATCATTTTGACAGTAAAACAGCAGATTTTTCTGAGAAGTCATTTGTGGTTCCGATTAAGAATTTTGTAAATGAAAGTTATTGCAGAGATATTTCCGGAAAGGTACGGAGCCATCAGAAGATGAAGCGTGAAAGGGGAGAATTTATCGGAGCATTTGCGCCATATGGATATCGTAAGGATCCGGAAAATAAAAACTGTCTTATGGTGGATGACTATGCTGCAGATATTGTCAGGAAAGTATTTTCTTGGAAGATAGAAGGATTCAGTCTCGGGGCGATTGCTGAAAAACTGAATATGCGTCATATACAGTCACCAAAAGAATATAAGCAGTCAAATGGTGAGAATTATAATGCCGGGTTTCAGGGACCAGATGCACCGAAATGGTCAGCAGTACAGATCAAAAGGATCCTGACAAATGAGGTTTATATCGGAAACATGGTACAGGGAAAGCAGGAGCGGATCAGTTATAAAGTAAAACAGCGGTTGGAAAAACCGGAATCCGAGTGGGTGAGAGTAGAAAATACGCATCCGGCTATTATTAGTTTTAGTGACTATGAAGTGGTACAAAGGCTGCTTCAATATGATGGAAGAGCGTCAAAGTCTTCCGATAGTTCCAGTTTTTTTGCCGGATTTGTATTTTGTGGAGACTGCGGTGTACCAATGATACGGCGTGTGAACCGGTATAAGGGAAAAGAAAAAGCGTTTTATATCTGTCAGACCAAGAACAAAGGCGGCGACTGTACAAGACACAGCGTTCCTGAGGATGTTTTAAGGCGGATTGTGTTGAAAGAGATACAGACGTTTACAGCACTTTTTGCAGATTATGAAATGGTTATGGAAGAGCTTCAAAAGATGGAGGTCAGTTACGAACAGGTAGTTAATTATGATATGCAGATAGCGAAGCTGCAGGAAGAGTACAGCCGGTTTTACAGTCTGAAAGCGTCATTACATGATGATTTGAGGACAGGACTCATCACGAAAGAGGAATTTGACGATTTTCGTGAGAGTTATGGAAAACGATGTGAAGAATTGGAACAGATGATTGAGGAACAGAAAACGATGGTGAAGCAGATGTTTGAGGGCGGCGTACGCGCTACAGTTCGTCTGGAAGGATGGAAAAGATCCTTGGAACTTAAGGAACTGGATCGTACATTGCTGGCAATGACCGTGGACAGAATCGAAATATTTGAGAATAAGCAGATAAAGATCCGGCTTCGCTATCAGGATGTATTCGAGAAAATGAATGTTATAAAACGGTTTTATTCAGAATATCAGGCAGAAGTACAGAAGGTGGTGGGATAAATGGCAAGGACAGCGAAAAGATATGAGAAGATAACAACGAAAAAAAGTGTTCAGATTCCGGTGTACCGGGCAGCAATCTATGCGAGATTGTCGGTCGATCATGAAGAACGAAAGTCGGAATCTATCGAGACACAGGTGGCACTGATCAGGAAGTTTATTCAGGAACATAATGAAAAAGAAGAAAAGGAATATGAGCTGGTTGTATACGAGGTTTATTCGGACCTTGGGAAAACCGGAACCAATTTTGAAAGAGCCGGATTTGAGCGGATGATACAGGACATTAAGGAAGGAAAAGTGAATTGTGTTATGGTAAAAGATTTTTCCAGATTCGGAAGAAACTATATTGAAACCGGAAACTATCTGGAAAAAATATTTCCATTTATGAAAGTACGTTTTATCTCTGTATGCGACCATTATGATTCTTTTGCCGTAGGGGCAGAAAACCATGAATTGTCCATGAAAATCAAAAATCTGGTCAATGATGCTTATGCAAAGGACATTTCTGCAAAGGAACGGGCGATAAAACGTATGGCACAGAAAAACGGTGAATATGTAGGTTCTATGGCTCCTTATGGGTATCGGTGTGAAAAAGTAAACGGTATTCATAAACTGACTCCGGAACCTGGGGCGGCAGAAATTGTGCGCAGGATTTTTGAAGAATATGCTTCTGGAAAAAGTATTCAGGGGATTATCGATGGTCTGTTTGAGGACGGTGTCCATCGGGTATCTGATTATAAACGGTATCATCATGTGTATTGCAAGGAGGGAGAAATGCTTCATCAATGGGGGAGTTCTTCTGTTCGTGCTGTACTGAACCGGAATAATTATTATGGTGATCTGGTCCAGCATAAATATGAATCCAGATTTCAAAGGGGCGAAAAGTGGTGTGATGTGTTAGAGGAAAGTCAATGGATCATCACTCCGGATGCCCATGAGCCGATCATCAGCAGAGAACTGTTTGAAAAAGCTCAGTGCAGGTTGAAAGCTGCGAAAGAGGCGAGAAATACGGTTGGCTGGGAAGAGGATGAAAGAGCATTTTACAATGTCTTTTACTGTGGAGACTGTAAACGGAAATTGTGTACAGGAAGAACGAAGGGGAATGTATTTTACTTTTGCAATGCTTCTCAGTACCGGGATGAAAGAAAGTGTTCTTATAAATCTATTTCAGAGGAAAAGATACAGAGGATTGTCCGTTCGGAACTGACCAGACAGTTTCGATTATCCGGATTACGAAAGAAAGATATGTCTATGATGAGTAAAGAGGTGTTTTCAGCTGAAATTGAAAAAATCCAAAGAGAGATTAGTGAACTGAATACTGAGATGGAGAAACGTTCAGAAAAACTTGCTCGGGCATTCATGCAATATAAAGACGAAAAGATTTCCAGAGAAGTATACATGAGCATGAGAGATGAACGTAATGACTGGAATGTATTTTGTGAAGAAAGAAAAAGGATACTGGAACAGACTATCCGTAAATTGCAGAAACAGCAGAAAGAAGAATCACGTTTTTTGAGAAGTCTGCTGAATCTGGAAGGTACAACCAGAATCAATGCGGAACTTGCTGAAGAATTGATTGAAAGTATGTATCTGTATGGAGATGGCAGACTGGAGATCAATTTTCGGATTAAGGGGGAGATAGAACATGAGTGAACAGAAAATACTGATTGGATATTATCGTCTTTCCATGGAAGATGATACCGAAGGAGAAAGTAACAGTATTATCAACCAGCGAAAACTGATAAAGGATTACATTTCAAATATTCCGGAACTTGCGGCTATGCCATTCCAGGAATTCTATGATGATGGATATTCAGGCGCCAGTCTGGATCGTCCGGCTATCAGTCAGGTGCTGAATCTGACGAGAGAAAATAAAGTCCAGTGTATCGTTGTAAAAGATTTCTCACGTTTTTCCAGAAATTATATTGAAACAGGAACTTATTTGGAGCAGATTTTTCCGTTTCTCGGAGTGCGTTTTATTTCTATTTCGGATCACTATGATTCGGAAGATTATAAAGGAAAGAGTTCAGATATCGATGTACAGTTCAAAGGTTTGATTGCAGATTTTTATTTAAAGGATCAGTCGGTGAAGGTGAAATCGGCTGTCAGTACGAAAAGAGCTAATGGCGAATATTGCTGCGGTTCTGCGCCGTATGGTTACCGGATTAATCCTGAGAACAGAAAAGAATTGCTGATCGTAGAAGATGAAGCAAAGGTAATTCGCAGAGTATTTGAACTGACCATTCAGCGCTATTCAAAATTGGACATTTGCCGATTGTTTAATGAAGAAGGTATACTTACTCCATTGCAGTCCATGAGCAGACGGCAGAAATCGGACAGTAAGAAAGCCACATCAAGGGGATTGTTATGGACAAGTGATATGATAAGGAATATTTTGAACAATAGGAATTATATAGGCTGTATGGTCTATGGAAAAACCAGAATTCCAGATCCGGGAACCGGAAAAGAAGTACTTGTGCCAAGAGAACAATGGAAAGTAATGGAAAATCATCATGAGCCGATTATTTCCCCAAAAACCTTTGATGCGGCACAGTCCCTGCAGATCAGACATGTAAAGAAGAGTAAGTTTGATAAGGAAACTTCTTTGTTAAGTGGGTATGTGAAATGTGGGAATTGCAGAAGGAATCTGACCGGAAGTTACCGGATACATGGTCATCTTTTATATAGCTGTGCTTACAGTCAGGGCAAAGAAGATACTGGGTGTTTTGCTGGGAAAGCAGATGATAAAATGCTGGAGCATATCGTGTTGGCAGAAATAAAGACATATCTGCAGCAGAATATCAGTCGGGAACAGATGCTGCAATCCATGAGAAAACAGCATGAGGAATGTATCCATGGTAACAGAGCGGAAAGTGCAGACTGCGAAAAACGTCAGGAACAGATAAAGAACCAGAATCGTCAGAATTACGAGAAATATCATGAAGGGCAGATGGAGCGGGAGCGGTTTCTGGAAGAAAAGAGGCAGTTGGAAGAAGAAAAAGGGCGATTGCAGAGACGTATTCAGGAACTGGAAGAATTGATAAAAGGGGAAGAAGAAATCCTGTTGAAGAAGAATGTTCCAGTGGAACAGATGATGGAGTTTCTGGGATATGAGAAGTTGACACGAGAGATTCTGGAGAAGTATGTGGAAGGGATATATGTGTATGATGATGGAAGGGTGGAGGTGGAGTGGAAATAAAAAAATAATTTAAAACGATTCCGTGAGATTTTTTCTCGCGCTATATTGAATGAAACTCTAAAATATGATATATAATAAGTGTGAGAAAAAATCTCGAGGAGGTTGAACTATGATTTATGAATTTAATTTTAAAAATTTCAGATCTTATAAAACTAATGCAGGAATTGATTTTACTGCAAAACCAATAGGAGAATTTAAAAAGACGCTTATTGTTCAAAAGCATGATAAAACAGAATTGTTGCCAGTATGTGCTATATATGGACCAAATGGAGGTGGGAAGAGTAGTGTACTATTTGCATTATTGGCGTTGCGAAATATAATAATTGAACCATTAGTTCAGATGGTTTTTATGAAAAGTAAAAATGAGAAATTAGCATCATTATCAATAGAAGAACTACAAGATACAATTAAACCGATATCTGTTGGGGAAGCATATTACAAATGGGATTCAAAAAGTAGTAATGAGCCAACAGAATTTTCAATTTTATTTTCATTAGATAATCATAAATATAGATATGAGATTTCAATTTTGAAAAATATAATATATGAGGAAAATTTGTTCTTTGAAGATTTGGAGACTGGAAGTGTATGTTCAATTTTTGAAAGAGATAGAGAAGAAATATATTTGGATGAAAAGTTGCAGTCTGTAAATATAGAGCAAATTAATGAGTCTTTGCCAATTTTATCTTATATTGCTATGTTCAAAAATATAGATGTCATTGATGAAGTGATAAAGTTCTTTTTACGTATACAAATTGTAGATTTTGATAAACCTTCACAGGATAGAAAAATATTAGTGTCTGCATTAGAGAAAGATAAATGTCAGATACTAAGAATATTGAACTCGATGGGAATTGATATTTGTGATATAAACATTGAATACACAGAAGATGGAAAAGTAAATAAAATTTACACAAAACATCTCTTGGAAAACGGAGATAAAAAAGAATTACAATTTGAAGAGGAGTCAAGTGGAACAAGGAAAATCTTTAGTATATTGCCGGTTATTTTAAATGTAATAAAAAATGGCAACTTATTGGTGATTGATGAATTAGATGCTAAGTTACACCCCGTTTTATTGCAAAGAATTATTGAAATGTTTACAAATCCAAAGATTAACACGAAAGGAGCACAATTATTATTTACATCTCATGATTTAACAACTATGAACAATAAAGTTTTCAGAAGAGATGAGATATGGTTTTCTGCAATAAATGCTTATGATGAATCTGTATTATATTCATTAGTTGATTTTAGAAAAGAAAGTGGCGATAAACCTAGAAATGATGAAAATTATAATAAACAATATTTGGAAGGTCGTTATGGGGCAGATCCATACATGCATAAAATCCGAAATTGGGAGGAGATTGAATGTCACTAAAACCAAAGAAGCATAGTGATCAAATTAAGATTGCTGAGAAAATGAAACAAAAACAGAGCAAAATGGATACAAAGTATCAATTACCCCCGTATACTTTAATCGTTAGTGAAGGTGTAAAAACTGAACCATTATATTTAAATGGATTAGTGGATAAGATTAACA